GTGTTACAGGTGGTGAATTTGGCTTAATCTTCATGGATCGCTCAATTCATAGAATGTCCTATGTCGGTAGCCCTTTGGTGTTCCAGTTTGACAATATCTCTAGAAATCTAGGGTGTTATGAGGCTAACTCAATTATTCAGTACCAAGGTGTGTCATTCTTCTTGTCTGATGATGGATTCTATGCCTGTGATGGTCAAAATATCATCCCTGTTGGTAATGAGAAGGTAAACCGATACTTCTTTAATGATGTAGATGAGGTATTTCTACCTAATATGTCGGCTGCCATTGACCCATTCAGAAACCTAGTAATTTGGTCTTATGCCTCTAAAGGTCAAGGTGGTAATGTCAATAGATTGTTGATTTACAACTTTGAGACTAAGAAATGGTCATCTGGATCTACTGATGTAGACCGAGTGGCTGATGCTTCTACTCCATCTGTGACTTTGGAAGGCTTGGATGCTTTCTCAACCAGTATTGATGCTTTGCCAACAAGCCTAGATTCTCGTCAATGGGTGGGTGGAAAAATGATGTTTGCTGGTGTCAGAAATGCAAAAATAGTGACATTTACAGGAGCAAATTCTACTGCTACAATTCAGACAGGAGACTTGTCGGCTGAAAATCGTAAGACTGCTGTCACCCTAGTCCAACCTATTGTAGACAATGGTTCTGCTAGTGTGGCTATTTCTTCTAGAAACCTACTATCAGAGCTAGTAACTTTTGGCTCATCTGTAGCTGCGGATTCAGAAAATAGGGTTTCAATTAGAAGCATGGGAAGATACCACCAACTAGAATTTACTCCAACAGGCGATAACTGGCGAACAGCTATCGGTGCTGATGTTGAGCTTGTTCCTATGGGTGGCAGATAATGTTTCGAGTCCTACCACCCTTCGGTGGAGATCAGCGAGCAGTCGCTGAAGTAGTCAATGGCATTATGAATGGCAAGACCAATAATACTGGTACTGTCACCTTGGCTACTGGTGGAGCTTCAACCACTACTATTACAGATGCTCGAATTGGTGTAGATTCAGTTATTTTGCTTAGTGCAACAGATGATATATCTTCTACTGCTTACTATCCTTATTTGGGTGTGCAAGATACTACAGACCAAGTAGCTGCTAATACAACTAGTGTCAATACCATTACTTTTAATACTACTGACTATAGCCTTGGAGCAAGTCTAGTAGATAGCACAAAGTTAAAAGCTGATTATGCTGGCTTATACAATATTCAGTTTTCAGTACAGTTAGTTAATACTACTAATGATACTCAAGAAGTATCTATTTGGTTTAGGAAGAATGGTTCAGATGTAGCAGGTAGCAATAGCGAATTTGGTATGGCTGCTAGAAAGTCATCAGGCACAGCATCTAGAGGTATTGCATCATTAAACTTCTTTATTGCATTGCAAAAAGATGATTATGTTCAATTGCTTTGGAGACCTAGTGATGTAGGAGTGTCTATTGAGCATTTTGATGCACAAACAACACCAACAAGACCAGTAACTCCTTCAGTAATAGCAACCATGAGCTACTTATCTAGCAATGGTTACACAAGTAATATTTATACAAACCCTTATATTAGTTCAGTAACTAATGGAAGCGCAGTAATTAGTCATCCTGCTAACTCAATCGCAGGTAAAACTTTTGATTATGTAGTAGTAGGATAAAAGGAAACTATCATGGCAGTTCAATCAACAACTTCAACTTCAAGCATTGATCCAGCTTTATTGCCTTATTTGCAAACAGGCTTGGAAAGAGCGCAGAGTTTATTCTTGACTGGCGAGCAACCTAGATTTTTTGAAGGTCAAACCTATGTCAGTCCTTCTGCTCAAACTCTTGAGGCTTTGCAACAGCAAGAGGCTCTAGCTCGTCAATCAAGCCCAGCATTGCAACAGGCTCAACAGGCTTATGGTCAAGCTCTATCTGGCATTGGTCAGACTGCTGCTGGTGGCTTCTTACAAGGTAGCCCATTCCAACAACAAGCTATGCAAGCTGCTACTCGACCATTAGAGCAACAGTTCTCTAATCAGGTATTGCCAAGCATTGCTAGTCTTTACTCTAAGTCTGGTCGCTATGGATCAGGTGCTATGCAAAATGCTTTAGGACAAGCTACAGAAGGATTTGGTCGCGCATTGGGTGATGTTACTTCTAGCATGGCTAATCAGCAATATATGGCTGAAAGAGGATTGCAACAACAAGCTCAATTGGGTCAAGCTCAGTTGGCTGGTCTTGCTCCTTCAATGTATGCTCAACAGTTCTTGCCATCACAGCAATTAGGTCAAATCGGTGCAGCTAGAGAACAGATTGCTGCTCAACCATTACAAGAGCAGATGGCTCGATTCCAGTTTGGTCAGCAGTTACCATACCAACAGTTGTCTGGCTATTTATCTTCTGTTTATGGTAGCCCTATGGGTAGCTTTGGAACTCAATCACAGACCACTTCTATGCCAAGCAATCCTATTATTAATACTGCTGCTGGTGCTGGTCTAGGTTACTTAGGTGGTCAGGCTCTTACTTCATTTTTAGACCCTAAAGTACCATTTAGCTTAACTTCTCCTAGTGGTTATGGTTTAGCTGGTGGTGCTTTAGGTGCTGGATTAGGTGGATTATTATTCTGATGAATACTAATATAAAACAAATCGCTCAAGATTTACAGGGTTATGGTCGCAATGGCGATACCATGCTTGCTCATATTACTCCTAAAGAAGCTCAAGTTTTAAGTCTTTTGGGTGGTTCAGGAACAATTAATCCTAATACTGGTTTACCTGAGTTTTTTAGTTTTGGTGGATTTATTGGGGATGCTTTAGGTAGTGTAGCTGATGTTGTTGGTGATGTTGGTGGATTTATTGGTGATACAGTAGGCGGTGTTGTTGATACAGCAGGAGCATTTATTAAAGACCCAGTAGATTTTACTGGTAACTTCATTGAAAATGCTTTGGCTAACCCAGCTAAAACTGCTGCCTCTGCTGCATTAGCTTATTTTGGTATGCCATATATATCAGAGTTTCTTGGCGGTGCTACTGCTTTACCATATACAGAGGCTTTTGATGCAGCCAATTTAGCTGCGCAAGGATTAGATGCTGCTGCAATTGCTCAGAATATATCTGCCACAGGATTAGACTCATTTTTAGCTGCTGATATTGCTAACTTAGCATCTCAAGGTTTAGCAGCAGATCAAATTTCACAAGTATTAGCATACTCATATACTCCTGCTGAATTAGCTGGTACAGGCATTAAATCATTAGCTACTGGTGTGAACCAAGGTAGCAATCTTACAGACATTGCAAAACAAGCATTAAAAGCTAATCAAGCTGTAGGTTCATTGTTAAGTGGACAGCAAGTAAATCCATTACAGCCTATGCAATCAGGCGCAGGTGGTCAAATCAAAAGAGCTGGTGTAGATTACTCTCCTACTCTAAGTTTGCTAGGACAACAAAGAGTTTCAACTCCGAATGTATATTCATTGTTAGGATAACAAAATGGCATTATTAGACACAAATCCTTTAGCTCAATTGCTCGGTCAAGAGCAATATGGTCAAGCAAAGAATGAAGCACTAAATATGGGTGCTTTAAATGCTATTGCTCAACTATTATCACTATCTGGAGCGCAAGCAAGACCAGTAGGAACAGGTCAAGCAATTGGTCAGGCTTTATTAGGGGGTTACCAAGGCTACCAGTCAAGCATGGATAAGACTCTTAGTGATATGCTAAGAGCAACTCAAGTATCAGAATTGCTTGGTAAGCAAAAGTCTAGACAGGCTTTAAGACAGGTATATCAACAACAAGCAACACCAGAAGTAACAATTGGTGGCATGACATCTCAAGACCCAGTAGCCCGTCAATTGATGCAAGAGAATATGGCAATGGGAGATACAGGATTAGAGTCTTTAGCTCGCTCTGCTAATTATGCAGTTCAAGGAACAGGTGCAGAAGCTCAACCAGTAGTTAAATCATCTGGTGCTTTTGATCCTAATAAGTTTATGCAAACTGCTATTGCTGCTGGTGCAAATCCAGAAGATGTATCTGCATTTATTAAGTCGGTTCAAGGTGAGCGCACAAAACTAGGTCAAGGTGATGTCCTAGTAGATGCTTCTGGTAGGATTGTTGCTCAAGGTGAAGCAAAGCCAGACAAAGTAGACTTAGGCAATGCTGTAGCTTTTGTAGACCCTAAGACATTGCAAGTAATTAAAACAATGCCAAAAGGTCAAGATGGTGAAAAGGCATTTAGTCAAGAAAATACACTAAGAAGCCAGTATTTAACACAGACTCAGCCATACACAGGTATTGCTCAAGCATTTAATAAAGTATCTGCTGCTGCTAAAAACCCATCTGCTGCTGGTGACTTATCTCTAATCTTTGGATATATGAAGATTCTTGATCCTGCATCTGTGGTTCGAGAGGGTGAGTTTGCTACAGCTCAAAATGCTGCTGGTATTCCTACACAAGTAAGCAATATGTATAACAAGGTATTGAGTGGTGAAAGATTATCTGAAACTCAAAGAACAGACTTTGTAAATCAAGCTAGAAATCTAGTTAAGTCACAAAAAGGTCAATTAGATAACTTTAATGCTACTTATAAAGATATTGCTACAAACTACAAACTTGATGCAGAAAAGATTATTATTGATCCATTCAAGGGTATTGATTTAGACACTCCTATTTCTGTAGGTAAAGAAAAGACAGAAAAAAGACAAGCACCAACAGTCAGAGAGTTGATGTCTACAGACTTTAGAAATAGAGCCACAGTTAAAAAGATTGGGGATTAATGTGCCAAAATATGAAGTAACTATCCCAGACTTAGGTAAGTTCGAGGTTAATTCTCCTAAAGACCTAAGTGAAGATGAGGTATATAGAATTGCTGTTGCAGAAGCTACTAAGAAAACAGGTGGTGAAGGTGAGCTATCTCGTCAATTAGGTTTAACTGCTAGAGCTGGTATAACTGGTGTAGCTAGTTTACCTTTGCTTGCTGGTGATGCTCTTAATAACCTATATAACCTAATTTCTCAAGGTGTAGAAAGAGGTACTGGGGTTAGTCTTGGTCAATTGCCAATGGCATCACAGTCTGCTCAACAATTAATGACAGAAGCAGGATTACCAGAGCCAAAAGGAAAGCAAGAGAAAGTAGTGCAAGATATTGCATCTTCTATGGCTGGTATTGGTGGTGCAGCTAAGTTAGCTCAAACACTTGCTCCATCAGCAGTAGGCACAAGGATTCTATCTGAGAATATTCCTGCTCAAATAGCAGGTGCTATAGGTGGTGCTGGTGCATCTTCATTGGGTAGAGAAGAAGGTGTTGGTATGCTCGGTCAGTTAGGGCTTGGAGCAGCAGGTGGTATTTTAGCTCCTGCATCTTTAGGCACAACAGCTCAAATTGCTACAAGAGGCGCAAAAGAGATTGTTAGACCATTTACACAGTCTGGTAGAGAAGCCATTACAGGTAATGTCTTAAGACAGTTAGCTGATTCTCCTGAGGCTGCTATTGCAAGAATTGAAGGGTATGTTCCACCAGTTAAAGGATATACCCCTACTACTGCTCAAGCATCTAGAGATATTGGTTTAATCTCAGCAGAACAAGGCATTAGAGGTCTTGATATTGAAGGTGCTTTTGCTAAACAGGCTTCTGAAGCTAATAAAGCTAGAAATGTTATTTTAGACAGAATGGCAAAGGATAAAGAAACCATTGCCAATGTCATTACTAAGCGAGATGAATTAACTTCTCCTATTAGAGAAAGAGCTTTTGCTAACTCTACAGTTACTCCAGAACAATTCCAGTCTGGAATTACTTTGATTGCAGAGAAGAAGATTAATGATATTCTTCAAACCCCTGCTGGTAAGAGAGATACAGTTATATCAGCTATGCAAGATGCAAGAAATATGATTCGCAGAGCATCAACTCCTGAGGAACTTTATGAGATTCGTAAAGATTTAAGGATTGCAAGAGAAGGAAAGTTAGATAGGGCTGATAAAGGTGGTGCAAGTGCTGATGCATTTAAGGCATCTGCTGCTCAATTAAAAGAGGTAATTCGAGCTGTAGACGATACTATTGAAGCTGCTGCTCCAGAATATAAAGATTATCTTAAGAAGTATGCTGTCATTAGTAAAGAAATCGACAGAATGAGTGAGTTACAAGGATTTAAGTCCAAAGTAACTTCTACCATTCCTGACCCTATTAATGATGACTTATTCATGCTATCTCAGGCTGGCTTTGCTAAAGCAGTTAGAAATCTACCAGAAGATACAGCAATTCCAAAGGGACAAAGAGCTGCCCTTCAAAAGATTAGCAAGGACTTAGATGATGGAGTATTGGGTAGAGCTACTAAGCCAGCAGGATCTGATACCTTTAAAAATATGTCCACAGCCAACTTAATTGGTGGGATAATTGGAAAGCAGATGTTCGGAGAAGTTCCACAGGTAATGCAAAAAGTGGCTGCTCCTATGAACTGGTTATTTAATGGCTCAGATGACCAAATCAGAACCTTGTTAGTAGAAGCAATGCTAGATCCTAAATTAGCTTCCAAACTAATGTCAAAGGCTTCTGTAGTCACAGTAGAACCATTAAGCAAAGAATTACAAAGAAAAGCTATTAACTTAGGTTATGGCGCAGCATTTGGATTAACTAAGGAATAAATCATGCCAAAAACTAAAATCTCAGAATTTGATGTAGATCCAGCGAATAATACCGATATTAATAGTATTAATATTGCAGAAGGATGCGCTCCATCAGGTATCAACAATGCTATTCGACAGCTAATGTCTGACTTGAAAGAGTTTCAGACAGGCGCAGCAGGGGATTCATTCACAGTAGGCGGTGCTTTCGCTGCTAACGGTGGAGCAACACTAGGAGATGCTAGTGGAGATGCTTTAACAATCAACTCTAGTGCAGTATCTATTCCTAATGGATTGAACTTTGATAGCAATACTTTAGTTATTGATGCTACTAATAATAGAGTTGGTGTTGGTGTAGCTAGTCCAGCAGGAAGTTTTCAAGTTGTTGGGGCAAATGACCAAATTAGGTCTGGAGACGGAACAACAACTACCTTCTTAGGTGGCTCAGGTGCAATTGGTTATACAGGAACATTAACAAATCACCCGTTTACATTTTTTACCAATTCCACAGAACGCATGAGAATAGACTCTAGCGGTAATGTAGGTATTGGTACAAGTAGTCCTGCAAGCAAACTTCATGTAGCTGGTTCTTTTAGACAAACTGGTGCAACTGCTCCTTTTGAATGGACTGTAAACTCAGGTGCTGCTGACTATTTAAAATTAAATGCCGTTGGGTATGCAGATAATTTAATTGTTGCCAACTCTAGTGGTAATGTAGGTATTGGTACAAGTAGTCCTATTACAAAACTTGGAATCAATGGTGGAACAAGTATTCTTGGTGGAAACAAACTATTTTTATGGAATGCTGCAAACAATTCAGCACCTTATTTATCAAGCCCAACTGATAACACTATAGCTTTTTTTGATACCTCTAACTCAGAACGCATGAGAATAGATACCTCTGGTAACTTGCTAGTGGGGACTACGAGTGTTTTATATAGTTCTGGTCAGCAAGGTTTATCTGTAAAAACAAATGGCGGCTATGCTTTAGTTACTCAACCAGCTTCAAATAACTATAATTCTTTATCCATATTAAATGCTTCTGGAACATTAGTTGGTTCAGTATATGCTTCATCAACAGCTACTGCCTACAATACATCATCTGACTATCGCCTAAAAGACAACCAAGCTCCATTAACAGGTTCAGGTGCATTTATTGATGCTTTACAACCTAAGACTTGGACTTGGAAAGCTGATGGTTCTATTGGTACTGGTTTTATTGCTCACGAAGTTCAAGCAGTATCACCTAACTCAGTAGTTGGTGAAAAAGATGCTGTAGAAAAAGACGGAAAACCACAATATCAAGCTATGGAATATGGCTCTGCTGAGTTTATTGCTAACATCATTGCAGAACTACAAGACCTTCGTAAACGAGTAGCAGTATTAGAATCTAAATAAGGAGTAATAAATGAACTTAATTATTAATCAACTAGACCGCAACACAGATGGTGACATCGTAACTACTGTTCATTGGACAGCTTCTAAAAAAGATGGTGAGTTCACAGCATCATCTTATGGTTCAGTCGGTGTAGAAGTAGGCGATACAGTTATCCCTTTTGCAAGCCTAACTGAAGAAGTAGTTAAGACTTGGTTAGCTGAAAAGCTAGACTTAGAAGCTATGGAAGCTAGTCTTGATGCTCAATTGGCAGAACTAAAAGCACCAAAGGTAGCCTCTGGTTTGCCTTGGTAAGATTTTTTAACTAGTAAGGAGTAAGTAATGGGAAAAGATAAAAAGACCCCAGTTACAATTGATGGTGTTGAATATCAGTATGAGGATTTAACTCAAGAGCAACAGATGATGGTCAATCATCTTCTTGACTTAGACCGAAAGATTAATTCATCACAATTCAATTTAGACCAGTTATCAGTAGGAAAACAGGCTTTTATGAATATGCTTAAAGCCTCTCTAGAACCTAAAGCGGAGTAGTAAATGAGCGAAGCCACACTAAGCCAAACCGAAGCAAGACTATCAACCCATGAAGAAGTCTGTGCTATTCGGTATGAATCTATTAATGCTCGATTAAAGAGGTTAGAGCAGATATTAATGGGTGCTTGTGGCTTCATCATTGTTGTATTACTAGGCATTGCATTAAAGCTATGAGAGAGATACTAGTCATATGGGCTTGTCTGATTGGCTTTCTTTTTGCCTATCCAACAAAAGCTCAACCTATTGTTACTGATTCAACATCTAACAGCAAGACAAAGGTAGAGTCTCCACCACCTTCTGCTATCTCTCCTAATATCACCACAATTAACAATAAGAACTGTTCTACTGGTGTATCTGGAGCAACTCAGACTCAGATCCTTGGTATCTCTTTTGGAGCTACTGTTAAGGACTCTAACTGCGAGATGATTATTAAAGCTGAATCATTGTTTATGATGCAGATGAAAACTGCTGCTGTATCGGTGATGTGCCAAGATTCTTCTATCTGGTGGGGTATGTGGGATGCTGGTACTTATTGCCCTGTGGATGGAATGGTAGGGGTTCAAGCTAAAGATTACTGGCTTGCTAACCCTAAGATGATTCCAAATCGCCCTGCAATTAAATGAAG